ACCCCGCCGCCGAAGAAGCGACAGGGTTCGATTTTGGGGAGTCTGAGTGTACCATTGAGCGCATATCCGAACCCTACATTGTGTGGGGAACGGTATTCGTTCAAACCAAAAGACACTCCTTACCTTAATTGGTAGGGAGTGTCTTCTTTTATTCTTCGCCGGAATACCCGTTCGCTCTGGCGCATTTCAGCGCACCCAAGATCATCTTGTCCTGAGCCAGAGTTCGTTCTTTCAGCTCATAGAGTGGAGTGCGACGATGATCGTCCCATTCAATGAGCTGCTTTTTGTCGTGAACGACTTGACCCTCGTAGAGATTGATAACCTTGTCGAGCGTGATTTCTTTCAGCACTTGCATTTTCTCACCCCTGAGCGTCCTCGTCTGAGGTTTCTTTTGACTTGACCTTAATGCCGTACAGAATGGCGAGTTCGGCAGTCCAAGCCGCAAACCAGCCGACCGTCAATTCTGTGTCAACCGTGTGACCGCAGGCGTTCAAAATCAGAACCACAACGGCGTACCAAGTCAGGTTGAAGATGGACAAGATCGTGAACTTCGTGCGCTTTCTCATTCTTTTCTTCTTCGGCTTAGGTTGCACTCGTTTACCACCCATAGGAAGCCCTCTCAGCGACTCAGGAAGCGTTCATGCACGAAGCCAGTATAATTTACCCTCTTATGCGAGAAAGCCACATAGAGCCATTTAACGCCGTTTACAACGGTGTAGTAGCCGTAATTCTTGACGGTGGTTCCCTTGGGGATTGTCACCAGCACTCTACTGTCCGTCCCGGCAGCGTCACGAACATTCAGGCCAGCACCAGCGGTCACAGTGTAAGTGCCTGCCACAGCCTTATTGAAAGACCGTGCGACACCCTTTGCCTTGACCTCGGTGGTAGGAACAGGCTTGACCGTTTCGGGCTGCGTAGGGGTCACAGTTTTGTCGTAGGTCACATAGGGGAGGTGTCCGTGCTTCTTCCACATACGGGTATTGTACCCGTTCTTCTTCCCGATATTACCGACAGCGGTAATCTGCACATTGTTCGCCCAACGAGGGGAACACTCGACCGCCAGACCATTTCCGATATACACACCGATGTGTCCCGTAGTCCACACCACCTCGCCGGGGTCAACCTTGTCCCACCCGGAAGCGGAAGCGTCCTTGCACTTCGTAATCATGGTGTCAGCGCCCTCGTCAGGTACGCCGTTGGTGGCGTACTTCGCACCGCCGTAAGACTTGGTTTTATCACCAGTCCAGCCCCACAAAACGGCTTTGATAAGGTTCACACAGTCAAAGCCGAAGGTGTCAGGGGTCGCCGCCATAATCATAGAGGTACGAGCTGCCGCCATGTTGTAGGGGTGGTTCTTGATATACCGAGACTTGTTTGTGTCGGTCAGCGGCGCACCAAAGCACCCCATGACATACAGGGTCTTATAGTGCTTGGCAATATCAACGACCTTGGCGACCAGTTCACTTGATTTCATCATAGCTCTTGTCCTCCTTGGTAGCGTCCAAAATGGCCTTGAACTTCGTAAATGCTTCTGCGATGTACTTGCAAGACACCATGAGTACCGCACCAATAATCACCAAATTACTGAAAATATCCACATACTCAGTCGGAATTTCCCACCCGACCATATCCGCAAACAGCGGCAGTGTGGTAATAGCCACACACAGCAGGGTCAGACCACAGACAAAAGCGGTGATCTTCAAGCCGGAGTTTATCAGCTTTTCCTTGCTGAACGGTTCCAGCAGGACTTTGATGTTGTAATACAGAGAAAAGGATACATTGGAAAGGTAGGCACACAGAAAAATCAGCATAGCCCAGCCGATGTTTGTCAGGTTGTGCAAAATGGTTTCGAGCATAATTTTTACCTCCAATTTTTAATTTAGGTGAGTTAGGTGAGTAATCGGGCGTTTTTCCTATAAACTCCCTCTAATACGCACGTACTAAGAGAAAGTTATAGGGATTTTGACCCGATTGCTCACCTTTTTCACCTTACTTTCGGGTCATGCAGGCTTGTGAAAGCCCTCCAAGTCCTCGATACGGTGGTTGATGACCTTGATTTGCTCCTCAACCACAGGAACACGCCTTGCGAAATTGTTGTGTTCCCTCACTTCACGGGTCAGTTCGTTCAACTTGGTTTCGATGACCGCCTGCTGCTTGTCCAGTTTTGCGTCAACCTTGCTGGCGGACTTGCTGGACGAGTAGATGATACCAAGCAGGCTCAGACTACCCGTGATAATAGCGACCAGAATTGCGTCACTCATGTCCTGCCCCCTCCCTTACTCGCTGGTGTATTCTTCCCAGCCAGCAGGATAAGCGTCCGGGGAATACACATTTCCGTCAATCAGACTGCGGTACAGCTTGTCGTTGTAACTCACGATGTCACCCTTGTTGTAAGCGTCATGAGCGCCTGTTGGCTGAGTCCACACAGGGTAGCCGGAGGGGGTCAGGCCAATCGGCGTGTAGAGAGCGGGAAGTGCGTCAGGCTTCCAATCTGCTTGGGAAGTGTGCGCCTGTACTACCTTGTAGAGCTGCGGGTCGCCTACACCGTTCACACCGTAGGTGAAATAATCACCAACAGCATAGGCATGACCGACCTGATAGGGGTCATAGATGGTTGCAACCACCATCGCAGAGTCTTCGTCAAGGCTTTTGGCGAACATCTGAACAGCCTTGCGGAACTGCTCAGAATTACGAATGTCGTTCGGGTCAGTCAGCAGAGCGGTCAGACTGGAAGCGTAAACGCCATCGTCCACTTCTTCGACCGAAACCGTTTCAGCACCGTCCAGTTCGGGGTGTCCGTTGACATGGTACACGGTACCGTTCAAGGCAATACCCTGTGCATTGTCCTCGACCGTCAGGCCGTAGCAGCCGTTTTCCTGCATACATACCCAAGTTAGATTGCTCACAATGCCGAGAACTGCGTCCTTCTTGATGATTTTATACATGGCTTTTCCAACCTTTCTCGTCCGGGTAGAACCCGTACAATGATTTGAAATATTGATTGGTGCGCTGCCGCACCTTGAAGCTGTGACCTCGCTTCATGTGACCGTTGTAGGAGTCCACGGAACACCGAATGTCAGCCAAGGTCATTTCGCCCCGGTCGAGCTTCCCTCGAAAAGCTCTGAGCTTGTGTCGAACGATTTTTGTTGAGTCTTTGTTCATCTTCCGAACAACCTTGCCGGTCGGTGTGATGATGAACCTCGTTTTCAACCAGCGGTAATAATCTCTGAGAGGAACTACCCTTGTCTTCTTCAAGTTCAGTTCCAGACCGCACTTCTCGCAGATGATCTTTAACCCGTCCATACAGAGATACAGGTCATCAATGTCAGGGCTGATTGCCACACCATCGTCCATGTATCGCTCATAGGCTTTGATACGGCAGACCTCTTTGAAATAGTGGTCGATCATATTGGGAAGCATGAGGGCGTTTGTCTGAGATACCTGACTGCCAAGACCCAAGCCCACAGAACCGAAGTCCGTAATAAAGCTGTTCGCAAGCGCTCTGATTTTCGGGTCATGAAGTCTGCGGTCGGCTTCACGGAACAGCGGCTCGTGTGGAGCTGAGTCAAAGAAGCTGTGAAAATCGTAAAGCAGAACCCCTCCTTCCAGACCGTACTTCCTGTAATGCCGTTGGAGGTAACAGGTCATGCGGCGCAAGGCGAAGTTCATACCTCGGTGCTTCAAACTGGCTGAGTTGTCATAGATGAAACAGGCCGAATAGATGGGAACCAAGCAGTAGTCACACAGACACTTTTGAACCGCTCGTTCCGTGATGTGGACTGATCGGATATACCGCTTCTTTCCTCGCTCCATGATGGTGAAAGCGTGAAAACCACGGTGCTTGAAGGTTCCATTTTGAAGTTCCCGATGGGTCTTTGCGATGATCGGAATGATATTGCCGATATACCGCTGAGTTGAGTTTTTCCAGTAGACACCCTTACAGCATTTCTTCCCGGAAAGGTAAAGGTGTCTGAACGAAAAGACTTCATCGAAATCACCACACTCTTTGCTTCGCCGCAGACGAGCTTCGTCCCGCTTGGCTTTCCTGCGCTGATAACGGGCTTCTCTCCGTTCTTCACTTGTCATAGAAGGTTCCCCTCCGTACAGTCTTATTGTCGGGTACGGGTTCTAACTGCTTGTAGTACCAGCCATGAAATGAGCTACCGTACAATCGCTCACCATGCAAGAAGCGTCCGGCTGACTACATCGGACGGGGTGTTTTGGCTTGGTAGCCGGGAACAAGCCCTCCCTCTGCAAAAGGTACTGATTTCGCCCAAAGGGGTTACTACGACTGACCTATGCGAAGTTGCAGAGTCCGAAGGACACGCCATTGGAGTTGCTGGCGTTGTTATTGTTGGCGTTGCCGTTGTTGTTCACATTACAGAAGTTGTTGGTGTTGCCGGAATTAGGAGAACGCTCCCACCAGTTGTTCGCAGAAACGGTAACAATTACAGGGCTTGACCCAATGAAAAACTCATGCCGGGAGGTCTTTATACCTCTCGTGGTCAGCTTTCCGAACCTTGGAGATAAGCTGTGCTTCGTCCGTGATGTACTCTCCAAATTCCTTCATGGCGTGGTCAATCCACGGACACTTTTCAGGGTTTTGGAGAATAGCGTCATAGAGCAAAGTCAGCTTCGGGCTGAGATTTTGAAGGGCGATGTTGGCGTTAATCAGGTGATCTCGCCGCATTTGCGCTTCATGCTGATTGTGCGGGTAGATGTTGTTCGCCGCTCGGACTTCCTCGTGAACCGTGGAAGCCAGCTCGAAGATACGGTTTGTCAGCAGAGGTGCGTATCTTTTAGGAGCCTTGGTGCAGACGGAGAAAGCGTGAAGCTCTAACCGTCTGGCGGTTTCGATGAACTGCATGGAGCTTTCGCCACGCATAGCTTTGATGACTGACACGCCAACATTCCTTTCTTACACCGCCCCTGACGGGGCGGGATTGGTGTTGATGAAACTGGGGATTAAACGCAGAAGCCGAAGGACACGCCACTGGAGTAGCTGGCGGAGCTAACGTTGGCGTTGCCGTCGGTGGTCACACTACAGAAGTCGCTGGTGCTGCCGGAACGAGGAGAACGCTCCCACCAGTAGTACGCAGAACCATTGACCTTCTTAATGGTGCTGTTGCCAGCGGTATAATACTCGTATTGCTTACCCTCACCAGCGTAAGAATACTGAGTAGCACCAAAGACTTCGATCTCGGACAGAAGGAACAGCTTGTCGGAAGTGGTTTCCAAACCGGACTGATTGTTGCCCTTGCTGGTCACTTTGTTGACGAACTTCAACACGCTTTTCAGGTCAGAGGAAAGCTGGTTCAGCAGCGTTGCCATTGTGGAGGTACGCATAGTGGAACCACGCCAGCCGTTCACATTGGTGTTGGAGCCGTTCATGGAGTAGGTGGTTTTCAGGCAGTCAACCAACTGGAAGGTAATACCCGCCTTGGTGCGGCTACCGTCTGCGGTGGTCAGAGTGTCGTGATCGAAACCGATAATCTGTGCCGCATAGGTCACGCCGTTGACAGTAATGTTCTTCTTGTCACCGACCTTCCAGTAGTTCGGAGCCTGACCGAACTTGGAAACAGCGGCGATGTTGTCCCAAGAGGTAGCTTCCAGCGTAGCACCAACTACAAAGGGATAGACATACACGATACCGATGACTTCCAGCGTGTAAACCTTGGTTTTCTGAGAACCGTTGTAAGTAAACACGATAGTCCAGTCACCCAGCTCGGTCGGGTACAGAGTGGCATAGCCGGTCGAAGCAACCTTGCCGGTCAGAGTTTTACCGCCCCTGCTCATGGTGACGGTCGAGCCTATATCAGCGATGACACGCACCTCGGCGGGAGAACCCTTCTGGCTCAAAGCATACAGAGCGTCATTCACCGTGGGGTCGTTGCCGCTCAGTTCCAGTGCCGACTTGGTGGTGTCGGACAGCATATTTGCCTTGGTCAATGCGGTGCCGACCACATCACAGCCTGCGGCGTTCAGACCAATGTCGAGGGTGGCGGTTCCGGCGAGAAGCTGTGTGCGCCATTCCTCGAAGGTTGCAGGCATATCGGTAGGAGCCTTGATAGAACGGGACTTACCGTTGCCCTTAATGACAGTATCTTTCATGAAATTTCCTCCTTACTCTCCGCAGTTATACAGACCAACATAGGCGAAAGCGTCCACCGTGCGGTCGATCTTGGAATACAGCTCGGTTTCTACCTCGGTCAGTGTTGTGTCGATGACATACAGGAGATATTCAATGTTGTTTGCCGTGGAAAAAGTGAGATTGTCCAGACTGCTCGGAACCAGCGGTGCGTCCGGGGGAAGCGTGAGCTGCTTTCGGAGAACCGTCAGGTTGTTCAAGTAGGCTTTCACGAGAGATTGGGTGGGCGTATCACCCATCGCCCAATTCGTCTTTGCCGCAACCACCACCGAGGAAGGGTCATACGGAACTTGGTAGATCGGGTCATCAGCGACTCCTTTCTCCGCTCGGTATGCCGCCAACTGTCCGGGGAGAGAAGTCATGCGGTTGGCGATATAGGCTACCGCCTGCCCCACACGGTTCATGTCCCCGTAATTGTAAGCACCCTTCATACCAGCCATGTACTCGGCCTTTTCCTCAGCGGAAAGGCTCGAAAGCCCTTCCGTGAGGATTTTGTTTTTCAGGGTAAAAACCCTGTCTACATCGGCCTGTGTGCGGTCGTAGACGAGATTATCAATAATACTCATATCAGACCTTTCACCTTCAACTTTCCGCTCAGAGAGCCGTTAAATGTGATCTCGTCCACCAAGATCAATGCGTCCATTTCATCGGTGTAGAGCGTCTGCAAGCCAATCACATCGCCCACTTCCAACTCCGGATTGCCACGGTACTTTGTCTGATAGGTGTTTCTCATTTGCAGATACTTTTTCACCTGATCGGCAAGAGCGGCGCACATCGTATCGTTGGTGATAAGGGGGTTTTCCTCCTTGTCGATTTCTCCATCGAGAGCCACGGGATAGGAAACGACCACCGAGTTTTCAGACAGAGTTTTGCCGGTAATGACTACGGTTTTAGTGCCGGAGGATAACACCAAATCCGCAGCTCTGGCGTAAATGTTGGAGGATACCAACGAGCCGCCAGAAACAGAGATAGAAACATTTTGTGCAAGACCAGAGAACTCGACATGAAGCTGAGTTTCGGTGGTCGTTCCCTCGAAAAGTTTGGTGGTATCGTTTGCCGCCGTGTACGCATACTTGGCGACAGATACCGCTTTAAGCTGGTCGATCTTTGCAATGGATTGGGAGTCCTTATCAATCGAGTCAAAATCCAGCGTGAAGTCTGTTTCACGGTAGTAGAGCTTGCTCACCCGCATACGGCGGTACGGCAGGCCACCGTCCATCGTTACCTCGATCTTGGTACAGTCAATCGCCGCTTCGCTGTTGACGAACACCTCCGCCGAAGTGATACCCGTCACGGTCTGCGTGTCCAGCAGCTTCGTCCCGGCGTAATACTTCACCTGAATAGAGGTGGGGTATTCGTCCAAGGGAGTATCAAAACGGAGCGCCAGCACGGGAAGATCGTGAGAAACATCAAAGGTCTTGGTGAAGGTCGGCTTCGTGGTATAAGTACCATCTGCCGCAGTCATCGCTTCACTGATAAACCCTCGACCGGAGGGGTCGGTGTCTTCGACAATGACCTGATCTCCACCGTCCAGTGTCCAGCGGTTCAGTTCCAACGCCGCATAGGTGTTACCGACCTTATTGCCACGGTCAACAGTGTCCCACTCGCTGTACCACAGATGACCGTTATCCGCCCATACGCCGCTGTAAATACCAACCACAGTCACGCCGAAGGGCTTGATGTGAATGATATTGTCATCGTCTGTAAACAGGCGGCAGCGGCAGGCGTGAGCGATCAGTTGCAGACAATTCATGTGCGAGTCAATGGGGAGCGCCGCCGTAGTGAACATCTGCTTCAAGGTTGGGTCAATCACCCAAGGGTGCGTACCCTGCGCTGTCAGCGTCAGGTCTGCGTCCAAAAGCACTTCCTCAGCCATGTCATAGAAGTTTTTGGAACCGAGCTTGCTCTTGTAGAAGGTTCCGGTCATACTTCCAACCAGACCTGTACCCGTAAAGGTGGCCTGATTTTTGGCAGCTTTCGGTTTGCTGTTCAGCACATACTTGTCCGCTTTCAGCCACTCGACCTTGCCCGTGGGAAGCATATAACCGTATCGGAGAGAAATCGGTGACTTCTTATCCAGATAGGCATAAATGCCTTTCGGGTTATCCGGGTCATAATTGTGTTCGTAGTCCAAAAGAACGAACTGCATGGTTTCCTGCGGCAGTCTGCGGGAGAGCGGGTCTACATCGTGAGACTCCTTGATGGAAACAATGTCATCATTTCCAAATTTCTTCTGCACACCATAGAGAACCTGTTGCAACCGAGGTCGGCGGTACGGAAGGGTGTTCCCCATTGTCAACACGATCTTGTCACAAGAAGCGACCTTCGTGTTGATGACCAACTCTGTTCCATCTACGGGAAGGGTCAGACTTTCCAGCACCGTCCCATTCAGGTAGAAATCAACCGTCACGGTGTCAGGCCATTCCTGATAGCGAGTGTCAAAAGTCAACGTGATACCGGGGAAGGTATGAGGATTGCTGAAAGCACGGGTCAGCACCGCAGGGGTGGTGAACTTGCCCTCAGCATTACTCATGTGGCTCGAAACAAAGCCGTCATACATCGTCCCGGAAGAAGGAACGATGACCGTATTCCCGTCCAGCGCCCACCGGTTCAGCTCCAACGCCGCATAGGACTCCTGATAATCATATCCGTAGTCCAGTGTGTCGAACTCAGAATAGCTCTGCGCCCCGTTGCTGACCCAATTACCGTCTGTTGCCGCCGCTGTGTCCACCTGAGAGAAGGTGATCTCCACAAAGGACTGCTCACGGAGCAAAGACTTCATCGACAGCTTGTAAGCGTTGCTTACCTGTTTCACGGCTACACCTCCTTAGAACGGTTCGCCGCAGTCAATGATGTTGACTTTGCAGTTGATGTAGTCCGCAGGAAGCCCCGTGTTCGGGTCAAGATGGTACGGGGTCGCCGTGCGGTCGCCGGGGTACATCTTTCTGGTTGTCCAGCGGTTGTTTACCATGTCAGGATAAGTGACCGTCACAAAGAAGTTCTTATCAAAAATCTGCAACATGGCAGACCACTGTTCCGCCGTCAGATACCCCCAAAAAAGATTGTTGAGCTTCTGTTGATCTCTGCCGACCTTCTGGCCTACCACAACGCCGTTGGCGTTTCTGGCAGAGTCTACGATAGTGGCAGACAGCAGCTCTAAGCCCCTGCGGGGCTGAGGAAACTTTGTGCCATTGATTGTAATGAAACTTTGCATTTCCTCAGCCCTCCTTAGTAGGCATTGGCGAACACGCCAGTAGATACTTGCCGACCACGCTTCTCCTTGTAGCGGTCGTAGGAATGACCGATTTCATTGTCACCAATGACAACGGACATATCCTTTTCTTCCACGACATTCAGCAGAGCGTAGATAGCGGCGATCACACCGTCATTGGCAACGGATACGCCAGCGGAGATACCCTCAACGATCTGGTCATTGTTGGCAACCGCCGTTCTGCGCCCCATCGCACCGACCATTTCCGCACCCGCTTCACGGGCGATAAAGAGCTGTCCTTCGTTCGGGAAGCCGCCGTCTTCAAAGAACGGAATGTGTGGAATATCCACCAATCGAATATCAAACGCAGGAATAAGCGTGATACCCATGACAGACAGGCCATTGAACTGGATATGGAACATATCATTGATTGCGTCTATGACACCGTTCACAAGTCCAATGATGGAGTTTGCCATCTGCCGTACAAAGCGAGTAATGGGGTTATCGTCCAGCGTCCATGCCGCATACGACAGAGACAGACCCGCCGCCAGTACCGCAAGGCCAAGACCAACACCCGCACCGCTCAGGCACAGCAGGACACCGAGAACGATCAATGCACCGCTGAGAATACCCGTGATGACCGATACGACTTTCTTAATGGAATTAACCACAAAATCCCAATTCAGGGTAGCAACAGCGCCAAGGCTCAATGCGCCAGCCGCCATCAGGCCAAGACCGAGAGGAAGGGCGACTCCGCTTAGAGCAAGAATAGCGCCGACCGCCAAGAGAGCGCCGCCGACAACGGTGGTAATCATGCTGATCTTCTGCTGAACATTGTCGGAGAGATCATTCCAGTTCGGCATGATAGCCGTACCCATTGTGACCGCACCCGCCGCCAGCAGAGCCAGACCCAACGGGATATTCGCCCCGGAGAACGCCAGTGCCGCACCAATAGCGAGGAATGCCACAGATACGACCGTGGTAATAATGGCAATCACATTCTGGATTTCATCGCTCAGGCCATTCCAGTTGAGAGCCATTACGGAAACCAGAGAAGTAGCACCAATCGCCATCAGCGCAATACCGAGGGGCATACACCCGGAGAAAGCGAGGATAGCGCCGAGTGCCAAGGTTGCTCCACTGACCAGCAATCCTACTCTGGACAAGGGAGAAGCCAGAGCGTCCGGGATACTGTTCCAGTTTAGAGCTGCGGCAGATACGAGCGTAACAGCACCAACAGCCATCAGCGCAATACCCAGCCCGGTTGCAACCCCGGTAAAGGCCAACATAGCGCCTACCGCCAGAGAAGCACCCGCCAGAACTCCCGTTAAGGTGGTCAAAGCGTCAGTGAGGTGCCGGTCACTGTTATGCCAGTTGATAACAGCGGCAGATACAAGGCTTGCCCCGCCCAAGGCCATCAAAGCGATACCAAGAGGAAGGTTCGCCCCGGAGAACGCCATAATTGCGCCAAGAGCCAGTAGGAAGCCGCCGACAACACCCGTAATAAGAGCCAGCGTACTTGCCAGTTCGCTACTCATAGCAGTCCAATTCAGCCCAACGGTAGCCGCAAGGCCGACCGCACCCGCCGCCATCAGGCCGACACCCAGCGGAATATTCACGCCGGTTACGACCAGAATTGCACCTACCGCCAGCATAAAGCCGGAAACAATCGTGGTGATCTCTGCGAGAGTGTCCTCAATCATCTTCTTGATTTCACCAATGCGGGTCTGCACAGCGTCACCAAGGAAATCGTAAGTAGGCAAATCGAAATCAAATCCGCCTGCGCCACCAGCACCCGCCCCGGAACCGCTTCCCGTGTTGGGAGCAAAGACATTCAGCTCGTCAAAGCCTGCGGTGTACTGCTTCAACTTCTTGGCAGCACCGGCAGCGTCATCGAGATTATCAGCCAAAGACCCAGCGCCGACAGCAGCGATATTCACTCCTGAATAGTCCACCTCCGTCAACTTGAAACCCGCAAGGTTGGCAAGGGCATTGGCGATTTCTCGAATGACCTGAACAACAGCGATTGCATAGGGAAGAATTGCGTTCAGTGCGGGAATGAAGATGTTACCGATAGCTCGTGCGGCCTGTGTAAGCTGTGCCTGCAAGATACGAAGCTGGTTTGCGGGAGCTTCCAGCGTTCTCGCCATATCACCCTGAGCGGTTGTCACCTGAGTCATAATGGCGTAGTATCTCAGCTCGGCCTTTTCTGCCTGCGTCATGTTGGCAACGCTTTCCTTGATACTAAGGTTAAGTGCTGTTTGCTGTAACTTTGCTTGCGATAGATCGTAGCCCAAGCGCCGCAGAGGTTCCAACTCGCCGGAAATACCGGACTGTAACTTCAACATAGCTTCTTCGATAGGAATATTTGCATACGAAGAAAGGTCATAGCCCAACTGCGTCAGGTTTTGGCTCATAAGCTGCGCTCGTTCAGCCGTGTCACCGAAGCCGGTCAGCAGCGTGTTGAAAATACCCTGATTGCGAAGCCACTGTGCCGGGTCAATTCCCATAATGTCAGATACATATTCTGCATATTCTTTTGCTTCATCTGCATACTGCCCCAAGGCAACTGTGAACAGGTTCAAGTCTTCTTGGTACTTATTGGACTCCGTGACCGCCTGTGCGATGAAATGACCGATTTTGCGGAAAGTAATTGCAACAGCGGCGACATTCAACGCTTTCAATCCACTCGTGAACTTCCCGGTCGTGGTGGTTGCTTTACGGGCAGAAGCGTTGTATTTCTCCGTGCTGGTAATCAGCTTTTGGATTTTGGACGGGAACGCCGAGAAACCGTTGGACACCTTCTGCATTTCATCGGCAAAAGGCTTCATGGCGGCGGCAAGAGCGGTCATCTGCTGTGTAAACTTATCAATGTCCGCCGCTTCCAAATCCTCGATCACCTTCGGCAGCTTGGAGAGCTGATTGATAAAGGTGGTCATATTGGCCTTACCCAACTCAGAGAGAGGGCGTAAACCGTTGGCAAGGGAAGTCAGCTTGTCACCGTCCGTCCATTTCAGGCCAGTGAGAGCGGTGTTGATTGCCGTGAGCTGGTTGGCGATGGAGGAAGAAATCTTCACATTCCCAACCTGACTCAGAGCGGTCAGCGCATTGGCAAGCCGGGTGATCTTCTGCGAAGCGTCACCGCTGTTCAAGCCTTTCAGAGAATTGGAAAGCTCCCGAATACCCTGAGCGGTCTTGCTCAGACCCGTTGCGCCGCCGTTGGTAGCGGTTTTCAAACGATTGAGCGTGTTAATCAGGTTTTGAAGCCCTGCGACCGCCTGCGTACTGTCATTGACGATCTGAAACTCCAACCCCTGAATTTCCACATTGTCAGCCACTTACGCCACCACCTTTCTCTTGAAATTTCTTATTGACCGATACCATAAAGGCTTCCATGTATGCCTTGGCTTGGTCATCGTGTTTTTCTTGAAGCTGCTTCTGCTGTTTCTTGTCCTGCCGACTGAACAGCTCGTAGGGGCTTTCCCGATACGGCGTGGGCTTGGTTCCCTTCTTGGCGAAAGCACGAAGAACCGGGGCAGCGTCAATAAGAGCTTCGTAAAAATAAGCTCCTTGGAGCCAAGCGTCTTGATTTCTCAGGTCTTGCCTGATCTGCGCCGCCTTTCGGTAATACTTCACCAATTCGCAGTCCTGTTCCCAAAATTGCTCATAGGTCATACCGATGGAAAGATAGTACGGGAAAACCTCATAAAACTTTGGGGTGTAAGCGAGAAGGGGAGCGGGGCGATGGTCGCCGCCGCCCCCCTCACTTCTGGAAGATCGGTCGCTTACCAGCCGGTCTTCCAGCTCAGGTTTCCCTCGTTGCCCTCCTGCTCAGGCTCGTCCAGCAGACTCAGCAGGGGGTCGTTATACATCTCTACCAGAGCGGCAATCAACTCGTCCTTGTGGTTCATACGAGCGTAAATGCTGTCGATCACATCACGCTTTACGAACCGATGATGGGCGAGGAACGCACCGGCAAACAGAGCCGGAAGCAGAGTCATAGGCTTGCGCTCCACATCGGCGGCAACAAAGCCGTTCTTCTCCATTGCTTCAACGGTCTTGCGGGTGTATTCCAGCGTGTAGGTCACGCCGGTAGTAGGGTCATTGATCGTCAACTGCTTTGCCATGATAAATCCTCCTTATCAATACGGCGATTGTTGGTGTCTTAGGTTGCGGAGAAAGCGATGGGGGTGGAAGGAGCGATGGTGATGTTCATGTTCACCACTTCGTTCACGCCGCCGCCCACGGGATACACGGACAGCTCACCGTCAAAGCTGAACTTGCCGTTAGAGCCATCGGGAATAACAGTGCCATCGCTCTCGGTGCCGCCAAACCAGACCGCATAGCTGACCTTCTTGCCTTCCAAAGCCTTGAGGGTCTGGAAATCAGCCAGCGTGTAGTTGGCGGTGAAGGACAGACCATCGAGGGACTGGATACCGGCGATGTAGGTCTGCATATTGTCGCTCAGAGTGGTGGTTTCCAGCATTTCGGGTTCGCCGCCGAGGTCAGGAAACTCCTTAATGTCGATCAGCTTGCTCCACTGTTCACCAGTGTCGGCTTTCTTCATCAGAAAAACCTTGTAGGTGGAAATAGCCATTTCATTTACCTCCTATAAAGAGTGGTTCCGTCCGTTTCAGCCTTGTATCGGGCAACCAGACGGTAGATTGTTGCGTTCTCCAAATTGGGAACCGGGGACAGAGAAATACGCCGGAAATTCTTGGCGTACATGAGATCGTCCACAAATCTCATGATTTTTCGGCAAACGGATTTCTTACCGCCTGCCTTATCGGAGTAGACATTCACCTCGTACATCAGCGTAGCGAATCTCTCCGTATCGCCGCTGTCCATGTGAGCTTCCGTGGTGTAGTTATCTTGCTCCACCAAACTCACATAAGGAAAACGGGTAGGGGCATTGACATACTCGCCGCTGACCAAGATACCGGGAAACTGCGCTCTCAGGGCTTCCGCAATCGGCGTGTAGATTTGACTCTCCACATCAATCATGAAAACACCTCCTTCGCAATTCGGGTAAGCTGGAACTGCAATTCCTTCTTTGTTTCATACATCGGCATATTGGCAGGGTTGCCGTGGGTGATGACCACGAACCCGCCGTTTTTCTTCTCTTTCAGCACTCCGTTCGTGCCGGGTTCGCCGTAATAGCCCCAAGACTGTTGCTTGCCGTGACCTTGACCGTACTCGCCACGCTTCATATTGCGATCTCTGGCTTCCGGGTGGTTATCGGGATAGGTCACGCCTGTGCCGAACTCGATAAATAAAACCGCTTTACCGACTGCCACAATCGCCCTTGCATTTTCACCTCGATATTCCGCAGATACAACAACATCATTTGTGCCATCATAGGCTGCGTCATCGAAACACGCAGAAGCAATTCCAACCCCCATCGCAACTAAGCGTTCAAGAAAAACCGTTGTACGATTTCGAAGCCAAGTTTTACGATTTTCAGCTTCCCGTATCAGCCGCTCAATCCCTCTCCCGGAGAGCGGAACATTGATCGTCTGACTCACGATACCGTCACCTTACTGACCGCATAGGAAATGGAGTTGAGGGACTTGGCGACCCGCTTGACCATGTAATCGTAGAGCGGCTTCCCGTCCTCGTCATACTGCGGTTCTTTGTCGATGAACAGCACGGTATTCTCGTCAATGGGGCAGCTCAGGTCATCGGTGACGATCACCTTGTCGTATCCTGCGAAATTACCGAACTGCTCCACCTGAGCGGAGCCGGTCGCCGCCGAGATATTGGCGTTCATTGCCACGGCAGGCTTGTAAAGCACCAGTTCCTCGCCGGTTTCGTTGCCGTACTCGTCCTTGGCGGGAACCTTGCTGTCATACAGCAGATACCAGAAGGGCGATTTGTTGCGGTTCAGCGTCCTCATGCACTCAACCTCCCATCACGGCGGCAAAGGGAACAATGTCCCTCAGCAGCGTAGGCGGCACATCGCCGTCTTCGTAGGAGCGGGAGATACCGTTCTCGCTGTGAGCGGTCTGCCCTTCGGCTCCCCGCTTGTTCAGCAGATACACGGCGATCTCCACCTGAATGTGAGCGTACTGGTCAGGAACAGCGGTCACGGTGGGGTCGAAGGGGTATGCCTTGCGGCACACCTTGTTTCCGGCGATAGAAAGGTAGGTGGAAAGCGTGTCCTCGTCTGTCTCGCCGGTCATGGCTTTCACCATTTTCAACTTCTCAGCGTCCGTCATGCTTTCCACCTTTCCTTTCTAAAATCTCTGTTTTACTCCTGCGCCACTCTTAGCCGCCAGCAACGGCCTTAGTGTTCACGGGGTTGTTTGCGTCATTGGCGATGAAGACGCTACGGCTGTAAGTGGGAGCGGTAAACTCGGTAGAGATACCGGTAAACTTACCGTGGAACCACTCAGGGCCGTGGTCAAGGCCGATCTGACCAAAGAGCTGATACTTCTCACCAGCGCCGACCTTTGCCAGCGGCTCAAGGAAGAAGTTGCCCTTACCGGGGACAGGCTGATAAACGGGAGCCAGAACGCTCAGGTTCAGCAGCAGAGCAGTACCGGCAGGAAGGTACTCGCCAAGATACAGGTAGACAACGCCGATGGGCGTGACCACGCTGGACAGGGAGATACCGTTGATGTTACGGGCAGCGGGAACCACGGTCAGACCGTTCTGAACAGCGTCAGCGTTGATCTGGAACATGGTCACAGCGTCACACCACAGGCACAGGCCATCGGTGGGAGCGTGAGCGCCGTAAATCTTCTTCACCATGTCGGCAATATCCCACAGGCCGAGGGGCTTGGAAGCCATCGCCGTAGTGTTGGAAGTGATTGCGGGAACCAGACCACGGGTCTTGTTGACCTTGGTGTCATCAGTGGCCTTGCTGTAAACGCCGTTAATGAAGGTGTACTCAATGTCGGCATTGACCTTCATCATCTTGGCGGCAACCTGAAAGTCCAGCTCATTCATGGGGTTGGCCTGCTGACCCGCCACATTGATACCGCTCAGAGTACCCATGTTAGACATCTTCCCGTAGGAAATGCCCACAGACTCCTGAAAGATCTGAGTCACATTGGTCTTCTGCGCACGGGTCACAACGGTAGCGTCAGGGGCGGTCAGAGAAGCACTCTCGCTAATAGCAGGCTGAGCGCCGCCGCCAGAGGTGAACTCCTGACCGGTCACGAACTCAACATGGTTCGTGGTCTTGGCACGACCGCCGATGATGGAACTCAGAGGGGTGCGGGTGTTGCCCTTGTTAAAGAGCATACCGGAGTAATTGAGTACCCCGAAACTCATAGCAAACTGATCTGCCATAGTAAAAACTCTCCTTTACTCTTTTTTCGCCTGCGCTTCCGCTTCGGCTTGCAGGCGGGTGTAGTAAGCAACGGCGGCGAAATCACCGTTTGTCCGTGCTTCCTCGATTTTCTTGGCGTAATCCATCTCGCCAGTACCGCCACCGGCACCGGGAGTGGGCTTGGGGGTCTTTTTCAGAGCGTCAGCCTTGACCTGTTTTGCATACTCGTCAAGGAACTTCTGCTGGTTGGCAAACACCTTGGCAGAGTCACCATCAGCCATCGCCTTTGCGGTATCCTCAGCAAGAACCTCGTCATAGCCCTGAGCAATGAACTTGGCCTTAAACTCGGAAACACGCTTGGCTTCCCGCAGCTCGGAAAGCTCCTTCTCCATGTTGGCGAACTTTTCCTCCTGCTCCTGCTTCTTCTTCTCGTCCTCACCCAACAGAGCGTTGTGCTTACGCTTCCACTCAGCGGCTTCGGAGTTGGCCTTGGAAACAGCGGCTTTCTGCTTTTCCAGCTCGGCGGCGTTGTCCTCATACTCGAACGCTTCCAGAGCTTTCAGCTTGTCTTCCGCAGACATTTCCGCATAGCCCGTGATTTTGCTGGTGTCGATCTTTGCCATAATGATTACCTCCTGCGTTTAACAAGGCTGTTCACTCAGCACTATTTTCTGTTTTTACGGGTTGTCTCCCGTTTGCGATTAAGGTCTTCCCTGACCATTCAACGCCTTACGGCGGTCAAATTATTGTCTTCGCCTTTCTCATATCTCCGAAAAGACCGAGCTTTCACGGACTGTCCGAAAACTCCGAGGGCATTGGAAGGAAAAATAAAAGGGCTACCAATACCTTTTCGGTATCAGTAGCCCCACGGCTGTCAGTCAGGCCCTTGCCTGACCCACTCAATATTTCTTTTTCCGGCGTATCTCAATAACCACGACGGAGCTGTCCTCCACCTTGACTTCCGCCTGATTGTGGTGCTTTAAGATTTCCTCAATCTTGCTGACCGCTTCCGGGGTCAGTTTCAGCTCCCTTGTTTCCACCATCAGGATTAACCTCCTTCTGCTTGGTTGCGAGTTCAGCGGCCTTTTTCTCCTGTTCCTCAGCGTAATCCATACTCATACGGTACGCAAGCTGCGGGTCAGAGAACAAACCACAATGGGTAAAGGCCAGAACCGGGGCGATCTTCGGATTGGCAAGCATAGCAGTCAACACATTTGCCTTTTCCGTGATATTCTCGTAATTTCTGCGGGTAAAGCGGATTTCCAGACCGCTGAGTTTCAGTGTCAGGTCGCTCAGGTCACGGCAGATACGCAGAACCAGCTTCAAGAAATCCTTCTCGGACTGCTTGAACATCAGCTCGGAGTCCTTGGCTCTGGCTTCCGCCGCCGACCAACCATCACGCATGATGACCGCAGAGCCGGTATCGCTGGTGGAAGAACCACCGTTGCGATTCGGCATACCACAGATCGTCAGGACGGTGTTATACATACTGTCCACGAGGGTCTGTGTCTGTGTCTGGTTCATTTCCGAGGTCAAATACTCGATCTCCGCCTTGAACTGCGGGTCAATGTCCTTGTACTTGATAGCACCCTCGTCACGAAGCTGGTGAAAATCCTCAGTGTTAATATCAACATTGTGAAACAGCATGAGCGCCTGTACGAACTGCTCCACACCATCAAGGCGGTTGCTCTCCACGGTGTTAATAGCGTCCAACAGAGGGAGGACGATCTCAAAAGCGCCCAGCCGAGCCTTATTCGCCGGGTATTCGATGATAGGAATACCCAAAATCTGAGGTTCGCTCCGAATGATCGCCCAAGTGTTCTCCACCTCGTAGTAATGGTCACGGGTGTAGCAACTGAAAATCAGGTTTCCGTTCTCGTCCTTCACATACTTCACGCCCATCATGGCAGGGTTGCCGAGGGCGGTGGAGTAGACCACAAAAGCGAAGCGGGGGTCAAGGGTGAAAATCTCGAAGGGGGCTTCGTCTTCCTCTGCATCGGCTTCCCCATCGGGAAGTACCATACGGTAGGAAGTGCCGCCGATATGCGACCAGTCCGCCAGCTCCTTGTCCTTGGCAGGCTTATCCTCGCTGAGAACATAATCGTTCAAGCGGCTGACCTCAGCGGAAATGTTCTCGTCATCGCTGCGGCTCACATACTGGACGGGTTCGCCCATCAGATAGCCGACCTTGAAGGACACGATCTCATTGGCTCGGTTTTCAACGACCTTGTTGCAGATTTCAGGCCGTACTTCCTTCTCTCGATAAAGCACGGGCTGATCTCCACGATAGTACCGATAGAGATAGTCAATGTCGGCGCTGTTTTGCAGATGGACGAACAAAGCCTTTTGCAGAACATCAATGATGTTCCCGGCATTGATTTCGGCAACATCGGTATAGATCACACGGCGACCAAACAACGCTCTCGCACCCACTTACAGCACCCCCTTTCCACTCTATCACTATCTGTCCATTCGTAAACCGTTTTGCTGGTTTGTGCTGGTTTCTATCTATTAGTATACCGTTGTGTCCAATGGTTGTCAATAGTTAATCTTTAATCATACCATTCGCCACAGCATTTGTCAAAACCAACCTTTCAGTAGGGTCGCTTGAAGACCTCCACCTTACCCCCGGACAGCATACGGATTTCGTTCTCCAACAGGGAGAGAGAGTCAGGAGCGTCATCATGCGGAACCTTGCCGGAGCGGGTGTAGGTGGTCACTTCTTTCATGAAATTCCAATACTGACTGCCCCGCTTGTAGGTGGAGGGGTGCTTGAAGTAGAAGTTTTTCTTGATGTTGTCGGAAGCGAACTCAATACGGGTCTGCTTGTTGGAGATCGTGCGCTTCGTGCGGATACCCACGGAATACCCTCGATCTCGAATGATCTGGTCAACATCTCTGGCATAATACTGACCGGCGTTGTTGGACTCAAAGACAGCGGAAGCCACCTTGTTCTCAATCAGGCACTTGGCACATTCCGGCTTTGTCACCTCAGCGGGGGAGTCATCAAAGACCACATCAACGATATACACATCGCTGCCGTATATCATCGCCACCGGCATAGAGGTCGAGTCCGAGCCGCTTTCCGCCGTATCACCAACGGCGATGATGGTGTCCGGGTCACGGTCTTTCGGCAGCTCGAAGAAGTAGTTCAGCTCGTCCTTGTTGAACAGCAGACCCTTCGCTTCAAAGGGCTGTTGCTGGAACTCGCTCTCAAACTGCTCTGCGCTCAGAAGTTCCCGTTGCTCCCGGAAGTAGGCGGTGGTAAAGACCTTCTTGCCCTCCCGTTCGTACTCATAATTGCTCTCGTCCGTCACGAGATCGAGGGCGGGTATCTCAATCGCTCTCCAAGCCCAGCCCTCCCGCTGTGCGTGTTCCTGCACACGACCGATGGGGTCATACAAGGAATAGCGAGTGCCGGTAAAGACCATCGGCGTACCTTCAATGGCACGACCCATAATATCGCCGGAGATCACTTCCCACTTATCATCAAGCCGCTGGCGGTTTTTGGCTTCCTCACGACCTTCCACACAGTCATCAAGGTAGAGGACATTGGTGGCTTCGGACAAGCCCACCTGTCGAGCGTCAATGGAACGACACATGATGGTTGGGAAACGGGACTTGCTTTTCAGATTTATCGTTTTTGAGTCAGCGTTGGTCTGTATCAGCCGTGCGTCCGGGAATACATCGTAAAACAGATACTCGTTAGGGACTGTCAGGTATTCCAGACAACCATTGTAGAAGCTCTTTACAAGGTCATCGCCTGTCCCTTCCATCAGGGTCGAGCGGTCAGGAAACTTGCCAGAGAGCATATTCACAAAATTGATACCCGTTTGAGACTTTCCCGCTCGTTTCGGCATGGAAATCGTCAAAAGACGCAGCTTCCCGTCCAGAACATCTTGAAACCCCTGTACCATCGGTCTGAGATAGTGTTTCCGGGGGGCATAGAACCGCTTTTCCGGCTTGCGGTCGAGTTCAATGTAGGTCATGAAGGAGTCAAAATCATGGGGCGCTTCAAAGAGAAGACACCGCCGCCACTGTTCATAGAATTTAACCCCGCCGCCACGGACTACCTGATCGGCAGAAAGCGTCAGCAGCTCCTTGTTCGCCTTATGAGCTGCCGAGAAATCCTCGGTTTCCCACTCCCGGCATAGAGAAAAGAGGTCGCTGTACGCCCCGTTATCTCCCGGTCGGCGGTCGATCACGGCTCGGATAGAGCCGGAGAGTTTTTCATAATTCATGTGCATTTCCTTTCCAGATAAAAAGAGGGACTACCTCTTTTGAGATAGCCCCTCGGCTGTCCTTCCGTCTTTACGGAAGTCTTATCTTGATTTTGCCATCAGCTCGGCAAATTCCCTACTGTTTTTCTTGACCGTTCTCTCAATCAACCTTCCGTTGCTGTAAAGCACCCTGAAAAGAACGGTAGCAGAAAAGATGTTTTGGGATTGGCTCGTGGCCTTTTTGATGCCGCTAAAACCTCCTACCACGGCACCGGCGCTGCCAAACATCAGACCGCCAACCGCCGCTCTACCGAGAGATACATTTTTGCCCCGGCTAATTGACTCCTGCCCCATGCCATCATCACAAGGCTCAGCGGCAACCGGAACAGGCTTTCCAACTTGCAAGGGGAAAGCAGGATATTCCTTTCGGAAATCCTCAATGAGATCGCTCCATTCTTTGTCCGGCAAATCCCAAACGCTTTCCGGCTTATTTCCGTTCATCGCCGCTAAAGCCCCCGTGAGCGTTGCGTTATCCGAGCTGACCATGATTTCAGTTCCGTCTTCCAGTTCCCTCAGATAAAACACAAATGGGAGCGAACCTTTCCCCATGCGGAACCTTGTTCGTACCTCAATGCTCTCATTCGGACAGTCCTGTTTGATGGTGCAAGACCGTTCGCAGACTGTCTTGATAATCTGATAGCTTTCGCTGGTAGTCATGGGTAATGAAAACTGATAGTACGCCATTATCAACCAACCTTTCTCGACCGATCATACCATGTAGACCGACTAATGCCGAGTTCCCGGCAGCAGTCCGCTACGGTGATAAGACCGTCTTTTTGTTTTTGAGCGAGTTTTTCAAACTGCTCGTTGTCAATTTCTTTTAATTTGCGACCTTCCCGCCAGTCAGGGTCATGTTCACGCTTCATGGCCTTACCCATGCTGGTTCTTTCAACGATCATATCTCGCTCGTACTCGGCAAACGCAAGCATGACTGTCACCATAACTTTTCCCATTGGCGTATTGTCCGCAACGCCCATGTTGAGAATGTTGACCTTGATACCTCGTTCCACCAAGTCACGAACCAACATGGCTCCTTCGGGAGCAGTACGGGCAAAGCGGTCGAGCTTGCACACCACCAATTCGTCACCGGGTTCCAGCTTGGAGAGAACTTCGTTAAACTTTGGCCTGTCGATCTTCGTGCCAGTGTAGGTATCCAGTAGGATATGCTCTTGGTCAATACCCTGCGCCAGCAGCCTTTCAAGCTGATCTTCAAGCGACATACCATAGAGCCGTTGTCCTTTAGAACTAACTCGACCATATCCCCATCTCATAACTCTTTCTCCCCGTCCAAAACATATCCGTCATCACCGTCAAGAGGTTCAATGACGATTTGAGCGTCCAAAGACTCCAACCAGCGAATGAGTGTGCCAACTTGCATGGTCATTCCACTATTACGGGAAAGAGGACGAGCGACACTCCCTTGATTGGTATAGCCTATTTTATTGGCTAAGTCATCTTGGGTCAATCCCTGCTTCGTAGACAGCAGATAGACAATTTCTTTTACTGTCATGTCGTTCTCCTTTCCATAATAGCTTACGAGCTATTGAGTTATATAACTTTCTCTTAGTACGCGCATATATAGAGAGTTTATGCACTCTAATAGCTTACAAGCTATAATCTACCTTGCGAGCCTTAAAAGCGGTGTACCATTTCTCGTATTTCTTGATTTCCTTGCTGAGAAGGGTGAAGTTGCCGTTACAGATAACATCGAGTTTACTCTTGTACTCACCGAGAGGGAGTTCAGCTCTCTGTTTCCACAATTCTCTAAGCTGTGCGTCTTGGGCAAGCTGTTCCAGAGCTTTCTTAGATTTTAAGTCAACGGCGGCTTCTCTGAGAAATGTCGGGTTCTCGCTCTGACGCTTCACAAGAAGGTCGATAAGCTCCTGATCGGGAAGTACGGAATAGAAACCGGTACGAGCAACGGACTCAGCCATGTCGTAAAGTGCTTCCATAACCATATCGGCTTTCGGTTGCTTACTCCAACGACAAATCTCCATAACGCCCTTGAAATTATAAACGGTAGTGTCATAGCTTTTTCCATCAGTGCAAATCAAATTGATTTGGACTGATTTATCCGAAAACCGCTCTTTGTGACGATTGTGGATATTCGCTATGGACTGCCGGGGGTCAGCGTAACCAAGAACCGAACCGATTTCATCACGGGTGAACCATGCTTCTTTCTTGCCGTAATACCCATTAACGAGGGCATCATTGATGGTACGGGTTTCAATCAGCTTTAATGTGTCATTCAACTTCAAAACCTCCTTCCGATAGACGGGTTTTTCTGGGAACTGCCACAATTTTGTAATCAAGCATTTTGAGCATTTCGTTGAACTTCTTAACGGTCATGTTGTTAGTCTTTTTGGGGTTGAGTCTGTCCCAAAGGGTAGCTTGTGTCAAATTGAGTTTAGCTGCCATTTCAGCGTTGCTTACCCCTTGTGCTCGCATGAGATTGTTTACAATTTCTTTGGAAGTCATAATTATCACCTCTGAGAAAATGATAGCATTAAAGTTTTAACTTGTCAAGATATTTCTTGAGTATTACCTTTTTATTTTTTGCGGATATTTTTCAGCTTACCCGCCCTCGCTGCCGCTGGCATATCCCCCGCCCCCGTCACCCATTCCCGCCGCTCAGATCAGGCCGAAAAGCGCAAAAAAAACAACCGCCCCGGAATAGCACCGGGGCGGCGTTCACTTATTTAATTTCAGTATTTCAATCAGGATTTGAACCGGCAACAAAAGCAGCAGAAGAATTAAATACACGCTTTCCCCGCCTTTCAACCCACGCACACCCAAACAAAAGCGGAATTATATTTCCGGCCTTTATAGGGCTTTACCGTGATATTACAAAAGCAATTTGCAACCCCTTGCGCCCATGTTTCATAACGTATAAACGCTTGCACCGTATCCGGGGATACAAGATAGCAGCTTGCGCCGCCGTGCTTTTTCCTTGCGTATATCATACTTTACACCCCCGTTAAAATACCGTATCAACAACAGTTAGAATTGTTACCCACAGATCAATATATTGTGTGCTATACCCGGAATAATCGCCCCTGTCAAATTCTGTTTTGCCCGTGATAACATAACCAACTTGTTTTATACTTCCGTCTGACAGATCAACAAACATTTCTGACTTGTTTTTAATGGCATTTTTGGAAATGTTGATATAATGTTTTTCTTCCACCCGTTCCCGGTAAATTTCAAGCGCATTTTCCACGCTATCCGCATTTATGCGCATATCCGAAACAATACCGCCGTCAATGTACCACTTTTTGTTGTTGTATTCTTTCATTGTTGCCGTTGTTTTGAAAATGTAATTCATAATTAAACCCCCCCCATTCTAATACATTCGTTAAGCGGAATTTTATACCCATGCACCCGGAAAAATGCGCTATCTTTCCCGTTTGCGGGGTAGTAGATTTTGCAACGGTGGAAACGTTGCGCCGCTTTCCCGCCATACCAACAACCGGAAACGCAATAAACAAAATCGTTTATACTGTATTCAATACCTTTGATTTCAAGGCCATTCAAGCCGCTATAATATGCAATGCTTTCCCGGCTTTCACAATATTGTCTTTTATTCATGATCCGCCGCCCCTTTCAGAACTGTAATATAATCAAAAATGATATTTCCGTTCCGGGTTATATGATAGATGATTTTCCGTGGTTCGTTTTGATAATTCAAAAAACCATAGGCGCAAGCAGCATTTACAGCGGTTTTTCCTATCAGCATTTCCCCGCTTTCGCTTGTAAATTCCCCATAAAAACGGGGGTTCCCATAGTAAGAACAATTCAAGCGTTCATAATAGGTTAATTTTCCGATAAACTCTTTTCTTTTCATGATATATATACCCCTTTCAATAATTCACACTGTTAGCGGAACGGCGGTTATACATGACTTTCAAACTTTCGGCGGGGGTTATATCCGCCGCTTTCGGCTTTTCCGTTTCTACCGGCTGCATATCCCACCATGATTTCCCGCCGCCGTTCATATCATAGAATGAAAGAAAACTATTTACATGGCGCATTGTAGTAGCGGAATAGCCGCCCCACATACGAACGAACCGCCCCGCCGCCGTAATACGGCAAACAAAAGTATTATAGGACTGTAAAACTTTTTCGCCGTTTTCCGTTTCAATGATTTTCGCCTTTCCGTAAAAACTTTTTGCCCGGTCATAACCGCAAACGGGTAAATCAAAAATCTTTTTCATGATGCAAGCTCCTTTCTCATTCCCGCACAAGCTGTTTTTCTAATGTAATCTCGAAATCTCCGCCCCGGCTTTCAATTTCACAAATTTTACAATCTTTGATAGCATCAAAGAGAACGGAACCGGGAACGGCGGAAAGAGAACTTCCGAAATCATTTAAATAAATGCGCCCCGCTGCTACTTCTGAAAACTGTTTAACTGTCATTGTAAAAACCCCTTTCAATTTCAAGTTTTAACTTGATGATTGGAGTATATCAAGTTTTAACTTGAATGTCAATAGAGTTTCTAAAAATAATTCAAGTTTTTTCTTGATGCTTTCCACCATCCGAAAACTTAAGAGAAAATGCACTATACATTATAAAGGGCAAAACGCCGCCCCGGTGGAACCCGCCGCCGATTAGATAGGAAAGGAAAAGCCGCCGACCTCGTGGGGAGATCGGCAGCTCTGTCATAGTCGCAGACCCTCGCCGGAAAGTCGCAAAGTTGTTCGGGCGAAAGTCGTAAAGTCACTCGGCATAGTCGTAAGCCATAGTCGCAAAAGTCGTGAAAGTCGCTCAATCCTCCGAGTCATAGTCGCTGGACGCACCCACCACATCTTCGAGATACTTCTTCTCCAAGTCCTCGGCGGGAACCTGATCTCCGAGCTGCTGGTTGGGTGTCAACACGACCTCCTGCTTGTCCGCATAGCCGAAATGGTTCTTCATGAGGAAGATTGCCGTGACGGGATTGACCTTTCCGTTCTGTGCGTAATCTTCCATTTGTGCGTTCAAAAATTGATACGCTTTTTTTATAAGGTCACGGCTTGCGGGGGGTAAATAGTCGCTGTCGATACCATTAGCCCATGCCCACAGTGTTTTCCTGTGCACTCCGAAAGCCAATGCCATTCCTGCCACACTCGGCTTCATATCGTCCTCAGCACAGATTTCAAGATACTGACCAATGCGCTCCTTGACCTGTGCAGGCTCCTTCATGTCAGGGGTTTCCCAATCCCACATTCTCAGCGAGTGGGTAATATATTTCCGATTTTCACCCGGCTCCATGTGAACGCTCAGAGCGTCAGTTCTGTCAGGCCGCTTATTTCCGCCAGTACCCTTCGGTCTGCCCCGACCACGCTTTTCTACAATTTCATCTGCCATAATCGTTTTCTCCTTTCAAAGTCGCCAAGGTGATAAAGGTGAGTAATCGGGTGCATTTCCCTATAACTATTTCTATATACGCGCGTATAAGAGAGAGTTATAGGCATTTATGCCCGATTACTCACCTAACTCACCTAAAATACGAAAAACAATTTTTCAAAACACGCCAATTTGAAAAAAGTCTTTGCAAAAACACTCACCTTTATCACCTTTATCACCTAACTCATTTGAGTGTGATGACGAAAGTATTAAAGAACCACCAACTTTTATCAATCTCTCGATCAGCAAGTTTCAGAGGAAGCATACGCAGCGTTTCTCCAACAGACTGCCCTTCATACGATTTATCACCATCTTTGACACATAAAGTCGTAAGAGCAAATGGGTGTTTCAGACTGTTGAAATTAAACTCCCTCAGTTTCACTTTCCAACATCTCCTGCGCCATCTTCACCAGCTCGACCAAATCATAGAACCGCCGAGGGTCTAACCCGGTCTGCTGCTTCACCTTGTTCAAGTGATAGAGAACCGTGTTTCTGTGTGTGAAAATAGCACGAGCAACATCGGTGACATTCATGTTATGATTTGCCATCGCCACAACGATGTGAGCGTCTTCCTTATTCATGGTCGATCTCCTTTCGCAGCTCGTTATAGAGTTCCGAAAAGCGGCGGTTCCAGTGGCGCAGTCGCCAGAGGAATAGACAGCCTACAACAATCCATTCAACGGCGGCGATAGTTGTCAGAATGTCACTCATGTCCTATGCTCCTTTCTCGCAAAGCGGTTGAGTAACACGCTCACGGTGAGCTGACCAATCCTGTTCACATAGGGGCAGTTGAAGCGGTCAGGGTGAGGAACGCTGTTGCCGAGGTCGATGACCAGATCACGAGTGTTGTAGGAAATGTCCTTCGTGATAGTCGGCGTGGCGTAGATCACCACATCACGGTTCATCGTGGCTTGCAAAAGACTCTTGGTTTTGGAGTGCGCCACCGTCACCGTTGCGTTACCGAGGGTGAGGTACTTTGCCAAGTTCTGAACGGCGTGACCCCGGCCTACAATGGTAATGTCCTTAGCGTGAACCAAGTCCAATGCCAGCAGGAGCGCCAAAGTTGCCTGAGACACCGATGACATTCCTTGTGAGTAGGAGTGGTCAATGTCAACCTCGGAAGTGAGCTTAATGTCAGACGGGACGGTTTCTCTGTCTACCACAACGGCCTTGTACGGAGGGCAAGGGTACTGAGTGAGGTCACAGTCAATACCCAACAGATCAGCCTTGCGCTTGACCGCTTTCAGAAATACGCTCTCGTAGGAACCCAGCAACAGCAGTTTGCCGGTAGGGTGAAAGCGGGTGGTTTCCTCGTCCAAGGTGGCAGAAAGCGTTTTGATTTGCTCCATTACATCATTCATAGTGCTTCTCCTTTCTTTCAAAGTCATGGAGGGAGATCATCTTTTCACGGGTGAGTTTGTCAACCACTCGACCGATCTCAGAGTAGCCGCAGACCGCCGCCAGCCGTTCAAGGTTGCCCTTGGTCTGTGCCGTGACTACGATGGAAATACGGCGAAGATTCTTTTTCTCAGTCTTCATCGCTGTCCTCCTTGTTGCCGTGAATGGAAGCAGAGATGAACGACTGCAACAGCACAAAGGCTTCTTCTTTGGTCGCACCAGCATTGAGTAAAGCCCTGTAAAAATTCAGAGACATTTCAGCCAAAGCACCAACGGCGTTCAGAAGTTCTCTCACAGCGTCATTATTCATCGTTGTTCACCTCTGTAAATGCTCTTGCGAGATCGTCAATGTACTGGTGCATAAGCCTGTCAGCTACGCTGTACTCGTCCTGACACCAGAAAGAGAATTTCAGGTGCAACAACTCATGCACCAATGTCTTTTCAAAGTTGAACGGTACAATGCGGTCGCCATAGCAGGCAGGGTTGATGATCTCGATACGAGCGGTCTTGATGGACTCCGACCAATCCGTACACCCAGTCGCATTACTGACGGACATTTCTTCGGGGCGAAGGTGAGTGACGAGCTTTATGCGCCACTCCTGCAAACATAGCTTCTTCTGCCACTTTTCCAGTAGGCGTTGTTCCTCAGTCGTTGCGATCATACAATCTCTCCTTTCTGAACTGCTCAATGCCTTGGTCGATCAGGCCATTCAATTCAGCTTCCGCCATGAACGCAACGAACACCTTACCGCACTTCACGCAGTAGTTAATGAAGTGATACCCATTTGTGTCATGAATGGTTTGAAGGTTCTTATCATACAGGCGGTGTCCACCAGTCAGGAAGCACTTAATCCTTTTCCACTTCATCACGGACGCTCCTTTGTAATGCGGATTTTTCTCAGCCGCTTACCACAACGCTTGCAGACTTCATAATTGCTCTGCCAACGGTGAGAACCATTTTGACACCTGACCTGAATGTGAACATACGGGTCTGCTGTGTGGATACCGAAACGGCAGAGGATAGAATTACATGACCGGTTCATTAAGACGCTCCTTTCAATCTGAGGTTCTTGTAGACGGGGTAGCCCTGATACACAACCTTGCCGCCGTGCCACTCAGGGTGAGTCTCCATGTCAGCGTTGAACCGCTTGGCGGAACAGGCAAAGTACCCGTTGGACTTGCACCAAATCTTGTATGCGTCAAACAGAGACTTCGAGCGGGTGTTGACCCCTTCTGCCTGCTCACAGCGTTCTTCGAGGAACTGCAAGCACAAATCGTTGTCACGCTCGTACTGGTTGACCACCTTCCGCATGGCGGGGGACATTTTCAGGCCGAACCGCTTGTACTTGAAGTACCCGGCGACCAGCCAAGCGAAAATACCCTGCATAGCTTCCTGTGTCTGGAACTCATTTTTCAGGTTCTTGTCCTGCTCCGCTTCGGTGAAGTGGCGGTTGAACTCGATGACCCGCACACGGTCGGAAGCGAACAGGGACTTATCGCTGACGGTGGGAAGATCGTTGCAAGAAAGCCATAAGGTGAACTGCGGCAGGAAGGTCGTTG